CCAAGTTCTGGGATGGTTATCAGACTCAAGAACATGTTGTTATCGATGAATTTCGAGGAGGTATTGACATTGCCCATTTGCTCAGATGGCTTGATCGGTACCCAGTACGAGTGGAGATCAAGGGATCTTCCAAACCTCTACTTGCAAAGAAGATATGGGTCACCTCCAATTTACGACCGAGCCTCTGGTATCCTGATGTAGACGCAGAAACAATAGAAGCTTTAATGCGTCGACTTATTGTAGAGGAGTTAGAATAAAAAAACTATTTATGTGGAAACAAAAGAATGGTGGACCCCACAATACTTGGCGTGGTTATAAGCATCCTAAGCGCAGTGGACGTTGCAGTAAATGTACTACATTATTGGCGCGTGTACGGCAGTTGCCAATCGAGTTGCGGCATAAGATTGGGCGCCATTATTTCCGGGGACTCGTCAGAAGAGCAAGGCAACCCAAGAACCAAATGAGACTTAAGAAGAAAGTCAGCACTTTTAAAAGAAAGTATTTTAAAAAACGTTAGGGTTAGGGTTTAGAGTTAACTTAAATAAAATTGTAATGAAAAGAAAATCTAAAGATATTGCTCGTAAGAGGAAGAGACTTAAGGTCGGGGAAACGAGAAGGAAATCTATTGATAAAGGGTTATTTAAAGATCGTGCTTCATTAGACAGAAGTTTGATGGATACTGCAGGCGAAGTATACTGGCAAGGTGGTATACCTAAGGTTGCAGATCGAACTTGGGGTGAGTACGGTGCCGAGTGGGGTGGTGCCGCCGCCGGTACTGCTGTTGGTGCTCTCGCTGGAGGCCCAATGGGTGCCTTTTCCGGTTATACCGCCGGCACCCAAGGAGTCAGGGCAATACAATGGGGTCAAAGAGCTTACAATGCGAAAGGGTTGTTTGACAAAGAAAATATAAAAATTGAACCATTGATGTCTGTCTCTTATGGTGGAAAAATGCGAAAGTCGATTGGAAAATCTACTAGTACTATTCGCAAGAAGTATCAAGGGAAAGGAGCAGTTGTGATTAATGAAATTTATGGTGCTGTGTCCGACGCTGATGTTTTAGGGGTAGGGCATATTACTTGGCAGATTGATTCTGTGGCAAGAGCAGTAGCGTATGCTTTATTTAGAAAATTATTTTTGTCTGCCGGAATTGTTGTTCAAACACCATATGAAGTTATACGTATGATTGATCAAGTTCAATCAGGAGGTTATAGGATATCTATGTTTTGTCAAGACGCTGATAACACTCCTCAGACCACTGATTATATTATTCCTATTAATTCTACAATGGAAACAATATTTGCTAGTTCTGGAATTAATTTGATTTTGCAGTTAATGATGACTGGGCAGAATCCGTTTGTTTTAGAACGTGTTTTGTTGTTGATGAATAATGATAGAATTGTTAGCCAGATATACACCAGGCAACAAGTTCTTGATGTTACTATTAATGTCCATACTGTTATCCAGAATCGCACAAAAACAGTAACTGGGTCTTCTTCTACTGATAGTGTTGATGCTCAACCTTTGAAGGGACCTATTTTCCAATTTAATGGTATCCCTAAAACAAAAGAGATATCTCCACTCGCATTGAATATTATTCCTTTTAGTGGAGTTATTCTATTTAGAAAATCTCAGTTATCTGGTTCTGACCCCAATGCTTGGTCGGAACCTCCTGTTAAGCAATCATTTTACAATGCTACAAAGGGTAGTTATGTACGTTTAGCTCCTGGTGTATTGAAAGATATGGAGGTGGCTAAAACTTGGGTTGGTCCTTTTCAACTATTGTTTAATCGCTGGAGACAAACATTTGAGAGCAATACTATAAATGCTTGTCCTGGTATAAGTCAAGTTGCGTTTCTTGAGGAGGAATTAAATAGTGGTAGCGCTAATTTAATGAATGTTGCGTATGAGACTCAACAGACGTTCGGGGCCCTTCTCTATACATCTAAAGCCCCGAATATGCAGCCATTTTATTTGGCTAACAATTATAATAATTTGCCAGCTTAGAGAATTTAGCTATTAGTAAGCACGTGAGTGAGAATCGCTCACCTAGTATTACTTACTAATAGCGGTTCTCAATTCTCACAGAGGGATTAAGTTAATAAAAAAAAAGAATGTTCTAGAACGATTGCGCAATCGGTTGTGGTTGTCAATGAATTTTATATAAATAGAGAAGATTATTATCACGTACTTATGTCAAGACGTCAAGGAATCTTCTGGTTATTAACTATCCCTCAACATGACTTCCTCCCCTATCTTCCCCCAACCTGCCAGTACATCGTCGGACAGCTTGAAGTCGGAAACGGAACAGGCTACTTGCACTGGCAAATACTTGTGGCCTTCCGCGACAAACAATCCCTTGCTGGAGTCAAAGCTGTTTTCGGAGGATCCGTTCATTCAGAACTGTCACGAAGCTCTGCCGCCTCCAAGTATGTGCAGAAAGAAGAAACACGTGTCGAAGGTACTCAATTTGAACTTGGAGCCAAACCCTTCTCCCGGAACTCCCGTGTTGAATGGGAAAACGTATGGACCGCCGCCCAGTCCGGGGATTTATCCGCCATACCCGCGAATGTACGCGTGGTCAATTATAGGACGATTCGAGCCATTGGTTCAGATTATTCAAGATGCATCGGAATGGTCAGAGAATGTAGAGTCTTTTGGGGGAAAACAGGAACTGGAAAATCTAGACGAGCTTGGGATGAAGCGGGTTTGGAGGCTTACTGTAAGGATCCGCGGACCAAGTTCTGGGATGGTTATCAGACTCAAGAACATGTTGTTATCGATGAATTTCGAGGAGGTATTGACATTGCCCATTTGCTCAGATGGCTTGA